ATGCTACCTATGCAAGACCTAATCGTAGGCTCCTAAGTCAGGGGGTGTACATGCCTAGTGGTGTGAGCGAGACTATCGAGGAGTTGGTACTTGCCCCTGATACGTCAGGCTCTATCGGACAACGAGAGATCACTGTGATGCTGACCGAGGCCGCGAGCATACTAGAGACTGTGAAACCTAACAGGGTACGCATACTCTATTGGGGCAGTGAGGTGGTACGCGACGAGGCGTACGAAATGCACGAGCTAGACAAGATGATTGCCTCTACTAAGCCGCGTGATGGGGGCGGTACGGATGTTAGGTGTGTCACCGAGTACATGAGAGAGAACAACATAACACCATCAGCAGTGGTAGTGCTTACCGATGGTTATTTGTTCGGTGGTTGGGGTACGTGGACATGTCCAGTACTCTGGACTATCTTAGACAACGAGAACGCTAATCCAGACGTAGGTAAACGAGTTCACATAAAAGCGAGGGATATGTAATGGCTAAGTACGCAGTAAGACTAGCAACAATACAACAAGTAAGAGATCACTACGACAGTGTAAAACCTATCAGAGGGACTACTACAAGACCTATGGGGTTTAGGGGACGTAAGTGGGAAGAGATACGTAAGGTAGACGATAACACGTTTCACATAGGTATGACAGAGTGGGGGTCGCAAGGGTTTCAACCTATCGTGACATGGCAAGAAGTCGGTAGTAAGACTGAGGTTACTATAACTAATGGTTGTGGTGAGCATGCACACATGAGTGTATACGCATTCTTGGATTACTTCCTTCCTCTAGGTATGAGACTTATCGTAAAGAGTGGCAAGCAGTTTATTCAGAGAGAGGCAGATAGTTACGACAGTACAGGGGACTACCTACCCAAAGGAACCTATGACAGGGAAACCTCCGAAGTAGTGGCAAAGCCAATAACCTACTCACGTCCTACCGCTACATGTAAGTCTTGGGTACTGACAAGTAAGCCTTACACGTTACCACGTAAGCTAGTAGATAAGGAACGAAAGGCTGAGTATAAACAAGGCATCAGTGAGTTCGTAGAGTGGGCATGGACTATGGTGCCTATCATTGGCAACGAGTATCGCAAGACATGGAATGAGACTGCAATAAGGAGAAGGAGTGTCAGCATGTACGCTGAAGGGGGCACTGGCTTCATGCGACTACTAGTTGATTCTACCAACGAGGCACGTTTTGACATTCTATGTGAGTTTATACAGGAGGCTAACGATAATGCTCATGGATATTGGGATCGAGATGCAAGAAGACATGTCAGGGTAAACCCTATCTCTGACCCTAAGAAGTTTAGGGCAAAGCTAAACTCATTCATAAACAAGTACGGTGAATTCACTAACATCACCATAAAACACTAACCGTAGGGCCACCCTACCAACTCGGAGATATACCTATGAATTACCTAAAAAATCACAATGTCCCTTTAGTGTCAGAACTAGAAACAAGTAATAGGTGGAGGACTTTCACGTTCGCAGACATTAACGAACCCTCTTCATCATACGCGTTACAGTATGTAAAGGAGGTGTCCAAAGGACTAAGACACGCTTACAAGTTTGCATGTTCCAGTAACACTGATGAGGAAAGTAGGTACTTTATCTACGACCCCAACGACATATACGTTATGGGGTGGTTAGGTTATGGTGACTACAGCCTAAGTAGAGAGGGGCCATTAAAGTACGTGGTGTATGCGACCAATATAAGCAACAACAAGTATGACGTGTACAGGCAACACCACCACATGCGGATGTCAGAGAATGTGTCTACTGCGGTACGTAATGCCAAGAGGCACCTACTGCCTGTAGCACATGAAGAGATTGTAAAACGTACCCTTAACGATACTAGAGACAAGATAGGAGATTTTGTTAGTGATGCTAAAAGACAACTTAGGGTGGAGTTAGACAAACTCGGTGTCAATAATACTGTCTCGGTCTGTAAGAAATCACATGCGTGGATAGAATTATGCCATAAGCTAGACATTGACCAATCATTCCTATCTGCCGAATGCAAAGACACGCTAGTCAAGGCGCGTAGGTTTATGAAAACCATAGATGAACGTGAGTCCGTACCTATTAACATGTACTGTGTAAGAGTATATGAACGCCTAGGCGAGCAGACCTTCAATGTAGTCCTCATACCCAACTTACCTAACGCTTACAATAGTAATCTATCAATAGACAAACTATTCGGTAATCAAAAATACAGGGTTGAGACCCTACCCAAGGAGATAATGTCTAAGATGGCTGTACTATCTGTATGTGACGTGGGTGATTTCATTGAGGATGTTGGACATAGAAATATGGAGACCTTGTACTATGTCTACGCCTAACATATTTCCATACGATAAGCCACAACAAGACAGTGTATACCACGTAAAGGTAGATAACGACACGGATAGTGTCGAAGTGGTATGTATTGGTACAGATTGTGTTGACTCCCCTTTAAAGGATGGGTATTATTGTAGTAAGGAGTTACCTGAGTGGATGATAAATAGTATATCCGTCCTAAGCATAACTACTTATGGATGTGATGATTGGGAAGGTAAAGTGTGGATAGATGGTTTAGGTAAACGTATTGGTGAGGACACCTACTGGGTTAACGCACCGTAGGGCTACCCTACGGTATAGGAGAGCAATATGCTTGAACTTATTATAGGTATTATTATATTGGGAGTCATTGGTGTGTTAATACGAGGAGCCATGCTAATAGTTGGCGATAAGCAACGTGAGTTTATCAAGCATAAACAGGAACAGGTCTCAGGAGAAGAAACCGATGGCGATGACACCCGAAGCAAAGGTAAAAAGAAAGATAGTTGAGCAGTTAAAGGCGTTAGGGTGTTACTACTTTTTTCCTGCTACAGGGGGATACGGTAAGAGCGGAGTCCCTGACATAGTGGGATGCTACAAGGGTAGGTTCTTTGGTATTGAATGTAAGGCTGGTAAGAACACAACAACAGCACTACAGGAGAAGAACTTATCAGACATAGCATTAGCAGGGGGCATAGCCGCAGTCGTTAACGAACTCAACATGAAAGACATAGAAGAACTACTCAGAGGGTAGTATGACTGATTGGAACAAGATAGAAGAGAGTCTACCTAAAGACGACGAAAGACATGAGTACGTGAAAATGGCTAAAGATATTAAAAGCATAGTTATAGAGCAAGAAGATATGGTGAACTCACCAAACCACTACACGTCAGGTAGCATCGAATGCATTGACGGTATAGAAGCATCCATGAGTGCAGAAGCATTCAAGGGTTACTGCAAAGGTGCGGCACTGAAGTACCTTTGGAGATACGAGCGTAAGGATAAGTCGTTAGAGGACTTGAAGAAAGCGCAGTGGTACCTTAACAAGTTAATAGCAAGTGTGGAGGGGTAAGCTATGGCACACAGAGATCAGCGGGAATACCTGAAAAAGTATCGCGCTAATCTTACCCCTGAAAAGAAGGAGGTTAAAAACCGAAATGAAAGAAAACGTACGGCAAACCGTACACCTGAACAGCGGGAAGCTATAAAACAACGTAGGAAAGAGTGGCGTGCAAACCGTTCACCTGAACAGGTTGAGTCTGCAAAGAAACAAGCAAGAAAGTGGAAAGCAAACCGTACACCCGAACAGGTTGAGGCTAAAAAGCAGTACCTAAAAGAGTATAAAGATAACTTTACACCTGAACAGCGGGAAGCTAGAAAGCAGTACCTAAAAGAGTGGAACGCTAATCGTACACCTGAACAACTAGAGGCTATAAAGCAGTACAACAAAGGGTATCAAGCTAATCGTACACCTGAACAACGAGAGACTAGAAAACAATATATCAGAGAGCATTGGGCAAATCGTTCGGTTGTACAGCAGGAGAAAGGAAAACAGCCTATCAGAGAGTTAGCAGACGAATATGTTGTTAGCGTTTTGCGCCGCAACTCAAGTGCACTCAAAGCAAGTGATATACCTAAAGAGCTTATAGAAACAAAACGATTGCAACTTAAACTACTACGACAAGCAAGGAAAATGTTATGAAGACTGTAAACGAACTACGAGCAAACTTATCGGAAGTATTTGATGACCTACGTACAGGGGGGATAGAAGTGAAGGCCGCTTCAGAACTTGCTAACCTAGCAGGGAAGATGATTAACTCCGCCAAGGTACAGCTTGAGTACCACGCACTGCGTAAGGATGAAGACATAAAGATAGCTTTCCTGCATTCACAGGATAAGTAAATGGATTTAATAACCGTAGACTTTGAAACGTATTATGACAAAGACTTTTCACTACGCAAGATGACAACCGAATCTTACATCCGTGACCCTCGCTTTGAGGTGATCGGTGTAAGTGTTAAGGTAAACAATGGCAACACCGAATGGGCTAGCGGTACACATGAAGAACTCAAAGATTACCTTAATACTTTCGACTGGGCTAATTCTGTACTTTTGGCTCACAATACTCTGTTTGACGGTGCTATTCTTTCTTGGGTATTTGATGTTCATCCTCGTATACTTACCGATACTCTGTGTATTGCTCGTGCCCTACATGGTGTGGAAGTGGGTGGTTCACTTGCGGTACTAGCACAACGGTACAAGATAGGAGAGAAGGGTACAGAAGTAGTAGACGCTATGGGTAAGAGGCTTGGAGACTTCACCGAGTCAGAATTAGATAAGTATGGAGACTACTGCGTTAATGACGTTGAGTTAACGTATAAGTTATTCTCTATTATGGGTAAGGACTTTCCGAAACAGGAACTACGCATAATAGATCGTACCTTGCGTATGTTCACTGAGCCTATGTTAGACCTAGACCTACCTATGTTACACCTACACCTTGAAGCAACTAAAAAAATTAAAGAGGATCTCATAACAGCTTCTGGAGTGACTAAGAAGGAGTTGATGAGTAACCCTAAGTTTGCTGAGTTGCTTAAAGGGTTAGGCGTTTTACCCCCTATGAAATTAAGTCATACTACAGGCAAGCAAACATTTGCATTCGCCAAGTCAGACGAAGGGTTCAAAGCTTTACTTAACCACCAAGACCCACGAGTACAGACGTTAGTGTCAACACGTTTAGGTACGAAGAGTACACTTGAAGAGTCTCGCACCGAGAGATTTATAGGTATCGCTAGTCGGGGACTAATGCCTATACCCATCAGATACTATGCCGCACACACTGGCAGATGGGGAGGGGATGATAAGATAAACATGCAGAACCTACCTAGTCGTGGACAACATGGTAAGAAGTTAAAGAAGAGTATCATTGCGCCCGAAGGTTACACACTGATTGATTGTGATTCCTCACAGATTGAAGCGCGAGTGTTGGCATGGTTGGCAGAGGAGGGGGGACTGGTTTCAGCCTTCGCTAACAAGGAAGACGTGTATATAAAAATGGCGGCTGTCATATATAACATACCCGAAGAGCAAGTAACTAAAGAACAACGGTTTGTAGGTAAGACTACTATTCTAGGTTGTGGGTACGGTATGGGGGCAGAACGATTCGTAGAACAGCTAAAGACGTTTGGAGTAGACATGCCACTGCTAGAAGGTCGTCGGGTTGTAAAGATATATCGCGAGGCCAACGCTAATATAGATAAGCTATGGAGAACATGTCAGGCAATGCTAGTTGATATGTCCCATGGTAACTACGGTACGTTTGGCCCAAGAGGTATAGTTAAGTATGGGTCGGATAATGGTAACGCATGGACAATACTACCCTCTGGACTCAACATGCGTTATGACGATCTATCGTGGACACAAGGCACTAAAGGTATTGAGTTTGATTATAAGACTAGGAATGGCCGAACCAGAATATACGGTGGTAAGGTGGTAGAGAACATATGCCAAGCATACGCAAGATGTATAATTGGGGATCAGTTGATAAATATAACCAAGAAGTACCGAGCAGTGCTTACAGTACACGATTCCGTAATATGTTGCGTACCGATAGATGAAGCTAAAGAAGCACAGGCATACATAGAAGCGTGTATGCGTAAGACCCCTGAGTGGGCAGAAGGGCTACCACTAGACTGCGAGTCTGGTATGGCTAAAGCCTACGGAGATTGTGAATGAGTAATGTTATAGATATGAACAAGTATAAGAGTGTTAAGGATGTCGATACCGAGGGGGATTACCTACAGATAACTATTGGTGAGTCCACTGGTAGGGACGTTATTATTCTAGTAGAGCAAGTGGAGGTCGTAGGTACTACTACTCATACAGGTAAATTGGTTCTTGATGTAAACATGTTACACAGGCTTATAGAAGAATTAATCTCAGCAGCGGATATAATTAACGAGGGTGACTTTACATGAGTATAAAACCTTGGTCGTTCTCTAAGATCAAATCATTTGAGCAGTGCCCCAAGAAGTTTCACCACCTCAAGGTGG